TATCTGACCAACGCGGTCGATATCCTGGAAGAGAACCCGCAGGACGGCAAATACATCCCGATCGGCTGCTGCTTCGGCAAAGAGAAGTATCTCGACGAGGGCGGCACATCGAAGCTGGTCATAGAGTCGCTGATCCGCCTGGCGCGGGACGCCTACATGGCTTACTGCTTCGCGCAGACGACGGGCCTCGAGCTGCTCGGGATGATCCCGAAAGCGGTCTGGACGATGTACGAAGGGCAGGCCGAGGGCCACGAAGCGGAATGGCAGCACGCAAACCGGGTGCCGATCCCCTATCTTCAGGTCAAAGCGAAGACGGAAGCCACCGGGGATACGTTGCTCCCGCTTCCGCAGTGGAACCACTGGGACGCGCCGCTGGCAGCGGTCGAGGGGATGGCCGAGAGCTACAAACGGGCGATTCAGTCGGCGCTGGGGATGTACAACACGTCGGTGGGTAAGCACGACACCAACGCCCAATCGGGGGTCGCTATAAAGCGGCTGGACGATCAAAGCTCGCAGGGGTGCTTTCACTTCATCGACAACTTCGACGGCTTTTTAGAGCACATGGGCCGGATCATGGACGATCTGATCGATTCGACCTACGACACCAAGCGGGACGTAGGGATCAGGACGTCGGCCGACGAGCACAAGGTGGTGCGCATCAACGAGCCGTTCAGGGATCCGAAGACCGGGGAGGAATATCACTACCGGATCGGGGAGGGGACGCACTCGGTGACGATCACCACGGGGCCGAGCTTCCAGAGCGAGCGGGAAGCGGCCAACGAGTTTGCGGACGCCCTGGCGCAGAATCCGCAGATCATGCCGCGTATCGCGGACCTGGTGGTGAAGCTAAAGAACCTGGGGCCGATCGGAGACGAGATCGCGGAGCGGCTGGTACCGCCGGATGTGGCGGCGCAGAAAGGGCAGCAAGGGCCGCCGCTGCCTCCGCAAGCCCAGCAGATGATGGCGGCGCAGAAACAGCAACTGATGCAACAGGCGCAGATGATTGCGGAACTGAAACAGCAGCTCGACGCGAAGCTGCCCGACATCCAGGCAAAGAAGGACATCGTCGCCATACAGGAAGAGACCAAGCGCCAGGCGATTCAGAGTCAGATCCGCATCGCGGAGTTGCAGGCTGGCGTTCAAAAAGCGGTGACGCTGCTGGAGACCCAGGTAGGGGCTATCCAGCACACGCTGGAGATGATGGACTCGCAGGCGGAGAGGGATCACGAGGCAGCGCTGGCGCAGCAGGAGCAGGACGCGGCGGCGGCCGCGGGCCCACCAGAGGCAGGGCCACAAGTTTAGCAGTAAATTCGCCCGTCGCGGGAGGGCGTAAAAGAACCGCGGTTGTAAGGAGTGAGCATGGCAGAAGCAGCAGTCGTGGAAGCACCGAATTCGCTGGACACTTTCAACGAGAAACAGCGTGGAGAGTGGCTCAGGAACGGCACGCGACAGCCGAAAGACGAAGCGGAACCGGCACCCGCAAAGGAAGTCGAGTCCGAGCCTGAAAAAGAGGCTGAAGCAATCGCACCGGCGCCGGACACCGGAAATCAACAGGAGTCGAAACCGAAGGGCAGGGCGGATCAGAGAATCCAGGAGCTGCTGAAAGAGCGCAAGGAATTGCGGGCGCGGGTGGAAGCTGCCGAGAAAAAGGCCGAAAAACCAGCGGAACCGGCCCCCGCGGCGGCAGCAAAGCCAACAGCAGCAGCGGAGCCAACCGATGGCAGGCCAGTGGCCCCGGACGCGAGCAAGTGGACAGGGACCTGGGAGGAACTGCAAGCGGCGCAACTCAGATATATCGAGGACCTGACCGACTGGAAGCTGAAACAGCCAGACCGGGATCGCGCGGCGGCGGAAAAAACGGCCGCGGAAGCGAACGAGAGGGCGATTTTCGATCAGTGGAAAGAACGGCGGGAAGCGGCCGTGGCGGCGGACCCGGAATATGCCGATGCGCAGGACATCGTCGGCAGGTTCGTGACCGCCAAGCGGTGCGACTCGCTGATTATCGAGTCGGAAGTCGGGCCGGAGATCGTGATGCACCTGTATCGCCTGCCAAAGGAAGAGCAGGAACGGGTGTCGAAGCTGTCTCCTTCGCGACTGGCTCGGGAAATCGTGCTGATCGAACACAAACTGCTCGCGTTGGCAGACGAGGAAAAGCCATCGTCTGCCCCAGCGACTCCTCAACCGAGGAAAACGAGCGCGGCGGCCAAGCCGGCTACGGAGCTGAGCGGCACAAGAGCCAACAACGTCGTAGACGAAGAGGCGGCGGCGATCGCATCGGGCAATTCCGCGGAGTACATGCGGCTTGCCAACCTGCGCGACCTGAAGAAGCGCAAGTAAAGGATCAAACGTGGCGAACACTTTTCAGGTTGTCGACTGGCTATGTCAGGAAAGCCTGCGGCTGCTGATCAACAACCTCGCGGTAGCACCCTGCTTCAATACCGACTACAACGATGAATTCACCAAGGAGTTTGCGGTGGGCGAGACGGTGCGCGTCCCATACCCGCAGAACTGGCTCGTGACCACTGGCATGGGTTATCAACCCCAGCCGATCAACCGGCTTTTCACCACCGTGACGGTGGACCAGCCTTTCGGCATCCACTTCGAGTACGACTCGATCGAGCAGGCCCTGAAACTGGAACGGGGCCGCGAGAAGTTCAAGCACGAGTACCTCGACAAAGCCATGGCTCAGTTCGCCCAGGAGATCGACACCAGGGCGGTGCAATTCGCGATGGCGAACACCAACAACATCGTAGGCGCACTGGGCACCACGCCGGCGAGCGCGGACATTTACGCGCAGGCGAGAGCGCGGCTGATCGAGAACGGATGCCCTCCGGGGGACAAGAAGATGATTGTCACCCCGCAGATGATGCGCAGCCTGGTGTCGAACACCAACGCCCAGTTCAACCCCACCGACGAAGTGGCCAAGGCTTTCCGCGAAGGCTACTATGGGCGGGCGCAGGGCTTCGACTGGGAAGAGAGCATGTCGCTGTTCTCGCAGACCACGGGCGTGTGGGCCAACCAGGCGACGGGCGTGCAGGTGACTTCCGTCAACCTGAACTCGACCGGCGCGGTGACCTCCATCGTGGTGAGCTGCACCACGGGTGACACCTTCCCAGCGGGGGACGTCATCACCATTGCCGGGGTGAACAACGCCAACCCGCGCACGCGGCGTTCCACCGGGACGCTGAAGAACATCCTCATCACCCAGAGCACGGTGGGCGCGTCGAGCACGGCCACTTTGCAAATCGCGGCTGGGACCCAAGGAATTATCGGGCCCGGCTCGCAGTACCAGAACGTGGATGCGCTGCCGCTGGCCAACGCTTACGTAGCGCTCATGCCGGGAACGACCATGGTGAACGCGCAGGCCAAAACGGGCATGAACGGCCTGGCTCTCCACCGCGATGCTTTCGCGCTGGTGGGCGTGAAGCTGGAAATCCCGAAGGCTTGCGAAATGTCGAGCCAGGCGCGGGACCCGAAAACCGGGATCAGCGTGGCTTTCTTCCGGATGATGGATCCCATCACGCGCAAGATGGTGAACCGGTTCGACGTGCTTATGGGCTTCGGCGCGCTGTACCCGGACAATTGCGCGGTGAGGATCGCGAGCCTGCAATAGAGCAGCGCCGCAAAAGGAGAAAAGAGACTAACATGAAAAACCTCAAAGCAATCGCTTTCGTGGTTCTGGCGCTGCTGCTTCCCTTGGGATCGCTCAACGCGCAAGCCACTCTCGGCACGACCACCCTTTCCGCAGCTTTGACCGGGACGGACTCGAGCGCCACTCCGGGCAACTCGACCGATCTGATCTACGTGACTTCGATCTCGAGCTTCGTCCAGAACTCGGTGGGTCAATACCAGACCTTGCTGTACGTGGACTTCGAGGCCATGGATGTGCTGGCGGTAATGCCAGCCGGCAGCAACAACCAGATCCGCGTCATGCGAGGGGCTCACGGGACGAAAGCCACCAAACATAATTCGGGCGCGACGGTGTACGTCGGCCCTCCGGTGTATTTCGGCGGCGCGGCCGGCGCGGGGGCGAACACGGCAGGCGATAAAGTGGGCGCTTGCATTTCGACCAACGAGCTGGCTCTTCCGTTCATCAACATCAACGACGGCAAGATCTTCGACTGCCGGAGCTCGGGGCAGTGGATCCAGATTGGGCTCGGGACCATGGGATCGCCGCCAGGGGAGCTCATCAGCCAACTGTGCACGGGTGCGGTTACTTCCAGTTCCACCACGGACTATGTGGTAGCAGGAGAGGCGTGCACGGTCACCACCGGAATTCCGGTAGTGGTTACGAGCCCTGGGACCCTATTCAACTTCCGGGTGCACTCCTCGGCCGCGGCAGCTTCCACCTCCAGCGATGAGATCGCCACGGTGGTAAAGAACGGCACAGGCACGGCGATCACTTGCAATCTGTCGGGCGTGGCAGTGTGCAGCGACCTGACCCACTCGGTGGCGGTGGCCGCCGGCGACCTGATCACCTTCAGCTATCTGTCGGGAACGACCGACACGGCGGCCAATCTCACGATGTCAGTGGAGAAGCAGTAACTTCCATTGCGTTCCTCCTGAACTGGGGGGCGCCCGCGGCCCCCCGATTTTCCAAAGAAAAGGACATTATGCCGCAAGTATTTCCGTGCCACGTGTACCACGCGAGTCGGCCGTCGCAAGTCGTGTATTCGCCCGAGGAGTTTAAGGCGCTGGGCCCGGGATGGGCTGAGCAGGCGTTTCCGGCGCCCGAGCCAGAGCCCGAGGCGGACCCGATAGAGGATCGATTCGCGGCCATCGAAGCGCGACTGGATGCGCTCGAAGCCAAACGAAAGAAGTAGGCCATGACCTTGCAACAGGGGATCGTAGACCCGGCCTTCAAATCGCTGGGGCTGATCGCGGCCGGGCGCTCGATGGCCACCAGCGAGTATGCCGACGCTCTGGACGCGATCAACGCGCTGCTGGATATGTGCACCGCGGAAGAGGACATGGTGTACCAGATCACCAAAGAGACGTTCAGCTTGACCGGGCCGGCCACTTACACGATGGGGCCGGCGGGGACATTCGCCACGGTGAGGCCGACGAGGATTCGGGCGGCGGTGGTGATTGCGGCCGACAGCGCGTCGCAGCCAATCCAGATTGTGCCGGCCGAGAAGTACGCACAGATGGTGGAGGACCGGACTCTCACGGGGCTTTTCGCTGACGTGATGACGTGCGACTATGCGTCGCCGGCGGTAAACATCTTCCTGAACCCGGCGCCGGTTACGGGAGCGACGCTCGAATTGTGGTCGCTGAAGCCGCTGAGCAATTTCGCGGCGATGAGCGATACGGTGAGCTTGCCTCCAGGCTACCTGCAATTCCTGAAGACCAATCTGGCGGTAGTGCTGGCACCGGCCTTCGCGGGGGCTAAGCTGACCAACGAGACGCTGAGCCTGGCGCAATCGAGCAAAGCGGGACTGGCGAAGCTGTACCGGCAAACGCTGGGGGATCCGTTCGAGCCTCCGTTCGCTCCGCCGCCTCCGCAGACGTTTCTATCTCCGCAAGTCATTCCGCCGTCGCCCAGAGGGTAAAGCCATGAGCCTGGTTTCAGACATCATTGATGACGCGCTGTTTTACATCGGGGCCTACGGGACGGGGGAGACGGTTTCGAGCGCCGATCAGACGTTCGGGCTGCGGTGCGTGAACCGGCTGCTGGATAGCTGGAGCGCGGAGAAACTGTCGCCGATCGGCATCAACAACGCGACGTATGCGCTGAGCGGCGCCGCGTCCTACACATTCGGCCCGACGAAGACCTGGGCGGCGACGGCCAGGCCGATCAAGATCAAAGGGGCCTCGACGATCGCGGCGAACGGGTTGGAGAGACCGGCGCGGATTGTGACGGCGGAAGAGTGGGTGCAAATCCGGGATAAGACGCGCGTGGGTCTCTTCATCGACGCGCTGCTTTACGACGACGGCTATCCCACGGGGAATATCTATGTGACGCCGAAGCCGGCGGCGGGGAACTGCTCGTTGTGGACGTACGAAGCGATCACGCAATTTATGAACCTG